ACCCGCGGCCCCTGAGTGTCCCCCTAATACTGAAGACGAAGACACAAAGCACAAGCAAAAAACAAAGACCTAGACAGGGGCGGGCCATGCCTCCCGCGCCTACGGTAGCGCCCTAGAGCTAGGCCCTACACGGCCCGCCTACGCCCGCCCGATAGAGACAAACAAACAGGCAAGAACAAACAAAGACAAGACTAAAGCCTTACCCTAGCGCCTAGGCTAGGGCCTAGCCGTGTGAGCCTTGTACAAGCCACGAAAAAACTAGAAGGCTAAACACAATACCTGCGAAAATTGCGCCCGCCTACGCCCGCCCTATGCCCGCTAACGGCTATGCTACGCCCTTGCCCCCCGTGTAGGTGGTGGGGGTGGGGCAAATTCTGACAGACTCCGACCAGCCGACACCCCGCTCGCCCACTTGCGTACTTTTTCTATGTTCACCCTTTTTCTGGTGTAGCCTAGAAACCAAGAAAACAAAGGGAGAAACCTACTTTGCCCAACCCAGCCAAGCCACTTGAGCAGAAGCGACTGCTCGGAAACCCAGGACATCAGACTTTGCCGAAGGAAGGCGAGCTTGCTGCCATTCCGCCAGCCAAGCGCTCACCCGTAAGGCCACTCGGTCTGCATGGCGGTCAGCTCTGGGATGATGTCTTCAAGTACGGTGTGCCTTGGATTGGTGCGGTAGATGTCCACTTGCTTCAGATGACCTGCGAACAGCTAGATCGCCGAGATGTCATTGAGAGCCGTTTGGTCGAAGAATACGACTGGCACTTGCTAAAACAGCTAAATGACATAGAAGCCCTAATTGCCAGCAACTTAGGAAAACTCGGTTTCTCACCCGAAGCTCGTACCAGACTCGGTTTGGCAGAAGTCAAGCGAGAAAGCAAGCTAGAAGAACTATTTGCTAGAAGGGCAAAGCGTGAGATTGAAAAGGGCAGTAAGTGATTACTGTGGTGACTGGTCCACCCTGCGGTGGCAAAACTACCTATGTTAGAGAAAACGCTAATAGTGGCGATGTTGTTATAGACATGGATAGGCTGGCTCTTGCCTTGACTACGGAAGATGTCCAGGACTACGACTACTCTGACTCGGTTCGCTCAGTAGCCATAGCTGCTCGAAAGGCAGCAGTAAAACAGGCAATCATTGTCGGTCAAGGTCAAAGGGATGGAACCTGGATTATTCACACTGACCCGAATGTAGATGACAGATACGCCTATCGTGTAGCTGGAGCTAAGTTTGTTGAATGTTCGCCAGGCTTACAGGTTTGCCTAGAGAGAGCTAAGCACAGACCGCTCAAGAACCAGAAGAAGATTGACAAGGGAATCAGGGACTACTATGCCATCCGTTAGTAGCTGGCCCCCTGCCTGGCTTACCCCTATAGCTGATGAGATGATTCAGTCAGGCGAGGGCGATGATGTCATTGACTTTGCTGAGGCGTTTGGCATTATCACAAAAGACTCGATTGCTGGCAAGGCAGGAAGTCCGATGGACCTGCGCGATTGGCAAGCCGAGCTACTCCGTCACTTGTTCGCCCACGATGACAAAGGGTTGAAGAACAGGGTCAGTCTTGTAGGGATGCCTAGGAAGAATGGAAAATCGAGCCTCATGTCGGTTGTCGCTGCCTACGGTCTTGTCGGTTCCACCATCCGAGGCGCTGAGGTTTACTCATGTGCTGCCGACAAGGATCAGGCTCGGTTAGTATTTGCCGATACCAAGAAGCTCATTGAGGCGAGCGAACTATCCGAGATGTGCAAGCTCTACCGAGATGCTATAGAAGTTCCAGAGACAGGTTCGGTCTATCGCGTGCTTTCAGCCGAGGCTTACTCCAAAGAAGGTCTTTCACCGACAATGGTTATCTTTGACGAATTGCACGCTCAGCCCAATCGAGAGCTGTTTGATGTTATGGCACTTGCTCAGGGTGCGCGAGGAAACCTAGCCACACTAATCGCCATCACGACTGCTGGTGTCAAGTCTGACAACTCAGGACAGGATTCCATTGCTTACAACCTGTACCAATACGGACAGAAGGTAGCAAGAGGCGAAGTAGATGACCCAACCTTCTTTATGGCTTGGTGGGAAGCTCCGCAAGAGTACGACCACACAGACCCGAAGACTTGGGAACTAGCTAACCCTGGCTTTGATGACATTTGCGCCAAGAGCGACTTTGAGTCAGCCGTGCTTAGAACCCCTGAGTCTGAGTTCAGACGCAAGCGCATAAACAACTGGGTTTCCAGCAAGGATGCCTGGTTGCCAGCAGGATCGTGGGACCAGTTGGCTGTTCCAAGCGATTACACCAAGGATGACGAGTTCATCATTGGCTTTGACGGTTCCTGGTCAAATGACTCAACCGCTGTGGTCGGAGTTCGGTTGCCAAGGCACGAAGACGATAAGCCTCACCTTTTTATGATTCAGACTTGGGAGAAGCAACCCGAAGATGACGCAAGCTGGCGAGTGCCAACGCTTGAAGTAGAAGATGTCATCATTCAGTTCTGCACTAAGTACAGGAATGTCCGAGAAGTAGTGTTTGACCCGCCAAGGTGGACTAAGACGATGGTGATGCTTGAGGAAATGGGTTTTCCAGTTGTAGGCTTCCCAACTTTCTCGGCTGCTCGTATTGTTCCTGCCTGCCAAATCTTCTATGACGCTGTGACCGAGCAAACCATCACACATGACGGCAATCCTGTGCTTACAAGGCATTTAGATAACGCAATCGTAAAGTCAGACCGCTTTGGAAGAAGAATCACCAAAGAGTCAGCAAGTAGCCCAAGAAAGATTGACGCGGCGATTGCTGCCGTTATCGCCCTAGACAGGTGCATAAACAGCACTAAACTAGAAGATGAACTATCTCCGCAATTCTTCATTTAGGTTGGTAATGACAGCGACAATTCTCCAAGCACTAGGGATCTTGACGATTGCCGCAGGTGCGGGTTTACTTTTTCCACCAGCAGGTGTGATTATTTTAGGTGTCGGCTTACTTGCTTTTGGCATAGCCGTTGAGCGAGGTTAGTAATGCTAGGCAATTTCTTTGAGACCAGAAATGTAAGCTTCCAGTCAATCTGGGGTTCAGGCGAAGTTTGGCAGCTAGATACTTCTGCTGGTCAGATGATGAACACTCAGAAGTCGCTAGAGATTTCAGCTTTTTTCTCAGCAGTCAGTCTTATCTCTGACACCATCTCAACTTTGCCAATCGAAGCCCATGTTCACTCTGGACTAAACAGAATCCCGTTGGAGCCACAGCCAGCTTGGGTAAACCAGCCAGATGTAGACATGACTCGACAGGGACACTATCAGCAAGTTCTTATCTCTCTCTTGATGCACGGCAACTCTTACACACGCATCTTCCGTGACAACAGAGGTGAAGTTGTAAACCTAATGGCGCTTGACCCAGAAAGAATGAAGGTCACTCGGTCAGCAGTTGGTCGCAAGCTTTACGAATACGAAGATGACAAGAACCTGATGACTGCCGACCAGATTATTCACATCACAGATTTGGTATTGCCAGGCAAGCTTGTCGGAACTAGCCGAGTAGAGAAACTTCGTGAAGCACTTGGACTAAACCTTGCACTACAGCAGTACGCAGCTCGATTCTTCGGTGCTGGTGCATCAGCCCAAGGTGTTATTGAGTTTCCTGGCAACCTAACACCAGAGCAAGCAAAGAACCTTGCTGATGGCTTTGACTCACGCCACAAAAACAACTCACGCAGAGCGCACCGCACTGGTGTTCTATCTGCTGGAGCTAAGTTTGTTTCAACTCAGGTAGATCCTGAAAAGTCTCAGGCACTTGACTCACGCAAGTTCGGCGTAGAAGAAATCGCTCGTATCTTCAACATTCCACTACACATGCTCGGTGTTCCTGACACAGCAAGCTACGCTTCGGTTGAGCAGAACGCAATTCAGTTCGTGACTCACACCCTTCGCCCATACGCTGAGAAGATTGAGTGGGCTTACTCACGCCTGCTTCCACCAAACGCTTACATCAAGTTCAACTTCAATGCTTTGCTTCGTGGAGACCTTGAGTCACGCTTCAATGCTTATTCGGTTGCTACTCAGGCTGGCTTCTTGTCTATAAATGACATTCATGCCCTAGAAGACATGCAGCCTGCTGAGGGTGGAGACATCTACAGAGTTCCACTAGCTAACATAAATCTTCCAGACGCAAAGCTTGTTGGCGAGCAGATGATGTACGACATTGTTTCCAAGCTTGTTCAAGCTGGATACCAGCCAGATGACATCTTGTCTACATTCGGTTTGCCAGCTATCCCGCACTCTGGAGTACCTAGCGTTCAGTTGCAACCTGTTGCTCAGATTGACCCGAACGCTCCGACAACCGTTTACGAGGAATAAATGATTCTGACAAACCTTTACACGGTTGGAACGGATAGTCAAGAAGTAGTCGGGCCAGCTACTCAAAGACAAGTAGTTCATCTTCATAATCACATCAAAAGCGGAAACCATTACATTCATCTAGGCAACCAAACCGTAAGCACAACAAATAGCATTCACCTAGACCCAAGCGAGTCAATGACAATAACGCTAGAACCATTAGATACTCTTTGGGCAATCGCTACCGCAGCGAATCAACAGCTAGGCGTTCTAATAATTAGGCAGAGTCAATAGTGCCGTATTACATCACAGACAAATCAAGTGACTGCTCAGGCTGGGCAGTTATCAAAGCAGACGGAGAAGTCCTAGCCTGCCACGACACTAAAGAGTCAGCTATTGACCAAGCTATAGCCGTCAGCCTTGCCGAAGATACAGAGTTCGGTGGAGAAAGAGCAGCAGTTGGTTTGCTTGCTTCAGGTGACTGGGTGTCATGGGAGCCAAACGACCCTACGGTTCTTGCTCAGGTAGTTGTTGTAGAAGACCAGTTCGCGGTTGTCCGAGTCTTTGAGTTTGAGTATGGAGTATTTAGTGCAACTGACAAGCTAATGGTCATAAATGTTTTTAGTATTGAGAAGATGCAAAGACCAGAGCGTATTGCGGTTGAAGAAGAAGATGAACCAGATGCCTCAGATTCGGTTGAAGACATGGGCGATGAAGTTATGCCTGACGAGCAGTTTATGAGTCGTGCAAGACCAGACGAACTAGAAGTCGGTGACTTTGTTTCTTGGCGTGCATCAGGTGGTAGAGCAAGGGGCAGGATTACAAAGATTGTCCGTGACGGGGACCTAAGCGCCCCTAAGAAGGACTTTATTATTACTGGAACACCAGATGATCCAGCAGCCTTGATTCGTATTTACGAGCAAACCGCAGACGGCTGGAGAGATACTCCAGTGCTTGTTGTACACAGATTTACTACGCTTACAAAGATTGACGAGCTTCGGTCAGAGCAGAGAGACTTGCCTGAGAATTACAGACCAGCTTTAGCAGAAGATGTGCCAGAAGGCCGTGCCTGTGGAAACTGCTTCTTCTTCAATGAGGAAAGACAGAACGAAGACGGCACTAAAGCATGGTGCGAGAAGTGGGAAGACTTTGTAGACGGTGGCTATTACTGCAACGCTTGGCAACCAGACGAGGAAGCTCGCGCTATAAACCAGAAGGCCCCTGCTTACATGAGAGCTGCTGCTCGCCGTGGACTAGAGCTATACGAAGAAGGATTCGGTGGAGCTGGGCTTACGCAAAAGACAATTCGTGAAGCACGCTTGATGGCACAAGGTCAGGTATCTGATGACAAGTGGGTACGGCTTGGCGCATGGATAGCCCGACACATGCCAGACCTTGACGCACCGAAGAACTCCAACAGGAATGACCCTGAGTATCCAGGACCAGGATTGGTAGCTCACTTGCTTTGGGGATCAGGACCAACCAAAAGAGCTGCTGAGCGTGCAATGAGCTACGCTAACGGCGTTGTTGCTAGAATTGAAGCACAGGAAAGAACTATGACTGACACTACTGAAAAGCTAAACCGTTGGGCGGATGTAGCTCGCGCAATCCAGAAAAAGATTGACGGTGAGTCAAACACCAGAGAACCAGAAATCCGAACTACTAATACACAGTTTGAGATTCGGTCAGAAGATGACGGCATGACCTTTACTGGTTACGCATCTGTGTTCAATAGCTCCTCAGAAGACCTAGGTGGTTTCCGTGAGTTTGTTGCTCCTGGAGCTTTCAAGCGCTCGCTACAGTCTCGCAACGAAATCAAGCTTCTCTGGAACCATGACACTAACGAGCCGCTTGCTTCGGTCCGCGGTGGAAGCCTAGAGCTTACCGAAGACCGATACGGACTAAAGGTAAAAGCCAGACTGCCTAAGACAACTCGTGGGCGCGATGTTGCAGAGCTTCTGCGTTCAAAAGTAATTGACTCTATGAGCTTTGGTTTCAATGTCATCAAAGACTCTTGGTCTGAGAATGGTTCGGTTAGAACCTTAGAGTCCGTTAGATTGCACGAAGTAAGTATCGTGACCTTCCCTGCTTATTCAGCTACCACTGCTACTGTTAGGTCTATGCAACCCACTATTGACGCAGACGAACTTGCCAACGCGCTTCTAAAGCTAGAGTCAGGTGAAGACTTGGATGAAAAGTCAGCTACTCTGATTACAGATGTCGTTGGCAAGCTAAGACAGCAGCCTGAAGCTGAGGTCGGCGCTGAAGATAATGGTCTTGCTCTGCTGGACCTAAAGAAGAAACAACTTGACCTGCTATTGAAAAGGATCTAAATGGCTACCAAACAAGAAATCAAAGACGCTATCCTAAAGGCGGCTGGCAACCCATCAGTAGGCGTTATTGCTGAGATGGCAGACCAGTTTGCTGAGGCCGTACTTGGCCTAGAAGAAAAGTCTTCGACACCTGCTAAAGAAGTCAGGGTTGTCGAAC